TGCGCGACGAGCGGCTGCAGTGCCTGCAGGATCGCCGGTTCTACTCCATCGCAGGAGCCCAGTGGGAAGGGCCGTTGGGCGCGCAGTTCGAGAACAAGCCGAAGATGGAGGTCAACAAGATCGCCCTTGCGGTGCAGCGGATCTTCTCCGAGTACCGCGCCAACCGCGTGACGGTCGATTTCGTCAGCAAGGAAGGCAAGGAATACGACGGACTCGCAGACACCTGCGACGACCTGTACCGGGCCGACGAGCAGGACAGCGGGGCCGAGGAAGCCTACGACAACGCCTTCGAGGAGGCGGTCGGCGGCGGTTTCGGTGCGTTCCGGCTGCGAACGGCCTACGAAAACGAGGAGGACGACGAGGACGAGCGCCAGCGCATCCGCATCGAACCGATTTTCGACGCCGACTCGTCTGTGTTCTTCGACCTCCAAGCCAAGCGCCAGGACAAGGCCGACGCGAAGCGGTGCTTCGTGCTGACCAGCATGACCCGCGAGGCGTACAAGGCCGAGTACGGGGATGACCCGGCAAGCTGGCCGAAGGAAATCCACCAGTACGAGTTCGACTGGCTGACGCCCGATGTCGTGTACGTCGCGGAGTATTTCCGCGTCGAGATGGTGTCTGAGACCGTGCGCATCTTCCGCAGCCTGGACGGCGAGGAGGAACGCTACCGGGACAGCGAGCTGGACGATGAGATGCTGGCCGAGTTGGAGGCTGTCGGCAGCGTCGAGGTGCGGCAGAAGCGCGTCAAGCGCCAGCGGGTGCGCAAGTATGTCCTGAGCGGCGCGAAGGTGCTCGAAGACTCCGGGTTCATTGCCGGCAAGCACATCCCCGTCGTGCCGGTCTACGGCCGCCGCTGGTTCGTGGACAACGTGGAGCGGTGCGCGGGGCATGTCAGGCTGGCGAAAGACGCCCAGCGCCTGGCGAACATGCAGCGGTCGAAGCTGGCCGAGATCGCCGCTCTGTCGAGCGTCGAGAAGCCCATCCTGACGCCCGAGCAGGTAGCCGGTCATCAGGTGATGTGGCAGGACGACAACCTGCGCAATTACCCGTACCTGCTGATCAACCCGATCACCGGACCGGACGGCAGCGCACAGGCTGCAGGCCCGCTGGCCTACACGAAGTCGCCGCAGATCCCGCCCGCGATGGCTGCGCTGCTGCAGATCACCGAGCAGGACATCAAGGACGTTCTCGGGAATCAGGAGCAGGGCGATAAGGTGGTCGCCAACGTCAGCGGCAAAGCCGTTGAGATGGTCCAGCAGCGGCTGGACATGCAGACGTTCATCTACATGAGCAACTACGCCAAGGCCGTGCGCCGCGCTGGCGAGGTCTGGCTCGGCATGGCCCGCGAGGTGTACGCAGAGCCTGGACGGAAGATGAAGGGCATCGGCGCGCAGGGCCAGATGTCGAGCATTGAACTGATGCGGCCGATGGTGAACGACGAGGGCGAGCTTGAGCACGAGAACGACCTGACCGAAGCCGAGTTCGATGTCGCCGTTGAGGTCGGCCCGAGCAGCAGCAGCAAACGTGCCGCGACGGTGCGCGCCCTCACGCAGATGATGGCCGTGACGCAAGACCCCGAGGCCCAGCGCGTGCTGCAGGCTGCGGCGCTCATGAACATGGAAGGCGAGGGCCTGAGCGAGATCAGCGAGTTCTTCCGGAAGCAGCTGGTGCAGATGGGCGTCGTGAAGCCGACCGAGGAGGAGGCCGCAGCGATGGCCCAGGCCGGTGCGCAGCCCGATCCGAATGCGGTGTTCCTGCAGGCTGCGGCCGAGGAAGCGCTCGCCAAGGCGGCGCAGGCGCGTGCCGGTGTGGTGAAGACCGTCGCAGACAGCGAGCTGGCGCGGGCGAAGACGCTCGAGACGGTTTCCAAGATCGACATGGATCAGACCCGCATGGCGATGGACGCGGTGAAGATGATCGGCCTGCCCGAGCAGACGCCGCCGCGACCTGAACTCTGAATCGGCACGGTGCCGAACGGTTGCCGGCTGACCGCATCAGCCGAGAGGGAAGACGGATGGGAATCAGGATCGAAGTGACGCAGCCCGATGGCACGCAAGAGGTGCATGAGGGCAACGAGGACACCACGCCCGAGGCAGACGAGGGCGAACAGGTTGCGGCGGCTCATGGCGCACCAGACACGCCTGACCCGTCTCCCCAGGCTGATGCCCCTGCAGCCGCCGCACCCGAACCCGACGAGGTGACGGTCAGCATCGGAGACGATGCCCCGCCAGCCGAGGACGAGGAACGCGCAGCCCCTGAGTGGGTGCGCGACCTGCGCAAGCAGCACCGGGAACTGCAGAAGAAGGTCCGCGAGTACGAGGCCAAGGAACAGGCCGCGCCGGCCGCACGGACAACTGTCGGCCCGAAGCCCAAGCTCGAAGACCACGATTACGACACCGACCGATACGAGACGGCGCTGGAGTCGTGGTACGCCCAGAAGGCCACGGCTGACAAGGCCGAGCGCGAGGCGCAGCGCCAGGCCGAGGAGGCGCAGAAGGCGTGGCAGGCCAAGCTCGACGGGTACGGCAAGGCGAAGGTCGAGCTCAAGGTGCGCGACTACGACGAGGCCGAGCACACGGTCATGGAGACGCTGAACGTCACGCAGCAGGGCGTCGTGCTGCAGGGTGCGGAGAACCCCGCGCTCGTGGTCTACGCGCTGGGCAAGAACCCCAAGCGCGCCAAGGAACTCGCCGCGATCACCGACCCCGTGCGGTTCGCGTTTGCCGTCGCCAAACTGGAGGCACAGTTGAAAGTCACTCCCCGCACCAAGCCCCCCGCGCCTGAGCGCAGCCTGCCGGCAGGCACCGCACCCGTCAGCGGCGGGTCAGACACGACGCTGGAGCGGCTGCGCGAGGAGGCGTCCCGCACGGGCGACATGACGAAGGTCGTGGCGTACAAGCGGCAGTTGGCGGCGAAGGCGAGCGCGAGGGCTTGACGCCCCGGCCGAGTGTGGTACATTCGGCCCAATCGCACCGGGTTTCGCCAGCCCTCAAGTGGCAGTAGCGACCAGATCACGAGTGGCCGCCCGACTCCGACCGGGTGAGTAAGCAGGCGCGGCAGCAGCCGCAATCGTTCACTCATTCCGAATCAGGAGCCACCAATGTCGAACCAGTTCTCAAAGGAAGAGAGGGTTGCTTTCGAAGACCTGCTTGCAGGCTTCCAAGACGCCCTCGTACTGTCCCGCAACGTCTCGGTCTACAACACCGACCAGACGATGATGGAGCGGACCAACAACGTCATCTGGCGTCCGATGCCCTACATCGCTGTGTCGTACAACGGCACGGACATGACGGGCAATTTCGACGACTACACCCAGCTCACCGTTCCTGCCACCATCGGTTACCAGAAGTCGGTGCCGTGGATCATGTCGGCCACCGAGCTGCGTGATGCGCTGCAAGAGGGTCGCTTGGGCGATGCCGCCAAGCAGAAACTCGCCTCGGACATCAACGTCGCCGTGCTGACCGTCGCAGGCCAGCAGGGGACGCTGGCGATCAAGCGTTCGGCCGCCACTGGCTTCGATGATGTGGCGCTTGTCGAGGCGGTGATGAACGAGACGGGCGTTCCGATGGACAGCCGGTATCTCGCGCTCTCGACGCGCGACTACAACGGCATGGCGTCCGATCTGGCGAAGAACACCCGCAGCTTCGGCAACGACATCTCCGACAGCGCGCTGCGTCGGGCGTTCGTGGGCCAGGTCGCCTCGTTCGAGACGTACAAGCTGGACTACGCCCAGCGCAAGGCTGCTGCGGCGGGTGCTGGCATTCAGATCAACACGACGGCAGCGGGCGGGAACTACTACACCCCGAAGGCCACCTCGACCTCGGCCACGGGCGAGACGAGCAACGTGGACAACCGCTTCCAGACGGTGACGGTCAACTCGACCACCAGCATCGCGGTGGGCGACTCGTTCACGATTGCCAACGTCAACGCCGTGCACATGATCACCAAGGAAGACACGGGCCAGCCCAAGACCTTCCGCGTGATCGCCGTGCCGTCGGCCACGACGCTCGTGATCAGCCCCCCGCTGATCCCGGCGCAGGCCGGTGTCGATTCGACCGCGCAGTACCAGAACTGCCGGATCACTTCGACCTCGGCAACCGCCGCGATCACGTTCCTGAACACGACGGCCTCGTACCTGAACTGCTTCTGGCACAAGGACGCCATCGAGCTTTTGCCGGGTCGCTATGCGGTGCCGACAGATGCCGGTGCGGCCGTGATGCGCGCGAGCACGGACCAGGGTATCGAGTTGGTGATGACCAAAATGTACGACATCAACAACATGAAGACCAAGTACCGATTGGACTGCCTCTTCGGTGTGGTGTGCAAGCAGCCCGAAATGGCTGGCGTGCTGATGTTCAACTGAGCCACCAGGAGCAACCGAAATGGCAC